CCAAAGCGCCGAAGTCCTGTTGCTTTGGATAGTCCAAGATGCAGACTGACTTGGATGCAGCGAAAGCCGGTGGCGCGTAAGCGACCGGAGCGAGCACTAGAAGCAGGAGAAAAGCTAGTCGTTTCATTTCGTTCCTTTCGTGGCTTGCGGGATAGGCGTCGCCTTCGCTTTCGTAGCGATGAACAGCAGCGCGTCGGTTTCGTGCACGAACGTCGCGATCCACACCGCGCCCGAGTCGTAAACCTGAAACCTGGAGTCTCCGTTTCCCAGCGTGACCGTTTGGATTTTCACTCGTCGTCTTTCTTGCGTTTACGCTTGCAGCATTGGACCATTGCCTCGTCTTGCTCGTCCATCGATCCGAAGCTCATCGTTGCGCCGCCCCAAAAGCTATGCTGCTTGAAGCACGGCCCTTGTCGGTTCTTGCTCACGACGATCTCGCAGACCGTATCTTTCGCGGGCTGTCCCAGGAATGGTCGGTGCAGTAGTATGCAGCGATCCGCGGCCTGCTCGATCTTTCCTGAGTCCTGAAAGTTTGCGTTCGTTGGCCGGCGACCCGCGGCGTCGCGGTTCAACTGCGCGAGCAGAACGGTCGTAATAAACGACGATCGTACAAACTCCGAAAGGGCGTCCATGATCTCGCCGGCAGCGTCTCCCGGTTTCCATCCGCCTATCCGGCGCGAGTAGTCGATAAACAACAGCGACGCGCTTACGTCGACGGCGCGCTGCGTTATGCCGGCGAGGCTCCGCTCTTTCTTCGACGGTTGCCACACGAGCAGGTCAAAGCTACTGACGAGCATCTTCCCCTGCTGATAGAGCTCGGTTTTTTCCATTTGCTCGTACTCGAGTCGGTCCAGCGACCATCCAAGTTTCTTGGCGAGCATCCGATCGCGGACTTCTTCGGGCGTCATTTCCAGCGTTGCGTAAAGCACTTTATGATCGCGTGCGTTGGAGAGCGCCATCATTTCCGCCCAGGCAGATTTTCCGTGCCCTTCTCGAGCTCCGACGACGACGAGCTCGCCAGGGCGGAGCTCGCCCATGTGCGTCGTGATGCCGGCGAGTCCGGTTCCGTAACGTCGCGGATCGAGGTGCCGAGTCGTCGGGATCGTACCAAATCGAATGTCCGTGCGATCGGCGTCCGTCTGTCCCATGAAGCCGTGCGCGACGTTCAGGAGAGCGTTCGCCTCGGTCGGATGCTGGAGCATCCATGCCTCGGTGTCCTCGATCCGCAGGCCCTCCGTCGCCTTCCATGCGGCCTTCCCGGAGTAGCTCTTTTCCGGTGGCGCTAAGGTCTCGGTCTCGCCGTCGTTCCAGAGCGGCGCGTCGGCGGCTTGCGCGGTCATTTCCCGCGGAGCGCCTGTGTGGCCGTAACGGTTTCGAAAACATCGTTCGGATCATTGTGTAACTGAAGGCACTCCTCTATCGGCAAGTCACAATCGCAGCCTTTTTTAAGCCGCCGGTTACGTGCGTCTAGTCCGCCCCTAGCTATCCATTCCTGGACCCACCTCATCGTGTAGATCGCCTCGCCGCGGGCATCGCAGAGTTCCCGCCACGCCCCAAGCGCGACTATCGGCGTAACCGCCGCTTTCGCCATATCTAACAGGACGGCGCGGTTCCCATTTACGTGCATCCAACCATTGCGAGTCATTCCCGCCAGCCTTGGACCAAGCTCATCCCAAATCACGGAAGCTATTTCGTCCCTGGCTTGGAATGCGGCCAGTTTTTGAGGATCGGGCGGTACGGTTTTCTTCGCCCCCTGCTTTGGCTTTGGAGATGATAACTCCGAAGGAGTTTCATCTATAGAGAATAGAGATACCTTAGACGCGCGCGTGAAGCCGCTTCCCGGTTGCTTCCCGTCGCTTCCACTAGTCACGGATTTTGCTTCCGTCTGGTGCATGGCCGCTTCCCGAAAGGGAGACAGCCACAAAAAGAGGTCGGCGTCGCGACACTTGATTTTTTGATCGCGGAGGGCTCGGCCTATAGACCGGATCGATGGTTTGATGCCCCGCCCTTCGAGGTATTTCCATAGCGCGACGGACTCTTGCTGGGCGTTCATTGTTTGCAAGATGGGTATTTACGCCAAAGGGACTCGCCTTGAAAGCAATCCTCGCAGAGTATGAAGTCCGACTCTCGATCATAAACGAGCGCAACCTTGTGGCGTATAGGTGCGCGTCCGCACGCCCCGCAGGCGTAACGTGACTTTCTGAGGGCTTTGGATCTCTCCATGAGGACCATTTGGTCCTCGGTAAGTGTGCCTTCCAATAGCAAAACCTCCAACGTTTCGTTGCGTCAGAGGTTCTGCGACAGGTGCGAAGCGCCGGCTCACGTCGCGCTGGGTGCCCTACCGCCGGACTCCCGGCGCGGTATTTCGCTTGCGTTACCCCGTCGGGCGACGCTCGCAAAGGGTGGATACTACTCCTCGCCATCATCCCCTTCTTTTATTTTCCCGATCGTGAACCGCGGCCGCCCCTGCTTCTCTTCCCATAGGCCGGCAAGCCGCGGATCGTTCTCGAGCTTTTTGAGCTTGCGGGCGTCGGGCGACCCTATGAGCGGCAGCGCTTCGTCTCCGAGTCGCTCGATCAGCGCGGCCTTGTCGGTAATCGTGAGACCGGGCGCCGGCATCCGGTACGAAGCCTCGAGCTCGTCGACGAAGACCGGACCGCTCAAGTCGACGTATTTCTTCAGCGCGTTCTTCCTGGCTTTGAGCGCGGCGTCGAGAATGTGCGCCTCAAGTATGGCCTTCTGAGCGTCCTCGAGGTTCACGATCGCCGTACCCTGGTCGCGTAGCTTTTGCAAATGCTCGCAGCGAATCGCGATCGCGCACCAGGAGCAGTGAGCGCCAGCGGTCGGCAACCAAGTCCGCGTCGCGAATGACTCTTGCCGGCGTAGGTAAATCGCGATCGCGCGGCGCTTGGCGTTGTCGAGCTCGTAGTCTTTTGGCTCGTGCCAATCTTGCGGCCCGCCGGCGCGAATGAACCAGTTGCGAACCTTCACACGATAGTCCGGGTAGGCGAGCTTTAGCAAGAGCGCTTGCAGCATCTTTTGGAACTCGTTACGATCGGTCGTCTCCATCGCCCACCCGGTCTTTAGGTCCGTGTCGCCGATGAACTCGCCGAGCTCGTCTTCTTCTTTCGTTACCTGGTCGAGTCGGCCGACGAGCTTCGGGATCGACGGATCGATCACGGCTTCGATGTATTGCTCGAGCTCTAGCACGACGCCGATCCGGTGCCGGTAGTTTCGCGCGAAGGTCTTGGCGGCGATCATCACGTCGGAGAAGAGCGCAGTCGTGCGCGTTTGGTCGTTCGTGACGAAGGCTTGCCCGACAATATCCGCGGCGATCTCGAACGGGATCATTTCGACCGACGTCTCTTCGCAATAGCGCACGATCCCCTCGGCGGCGTCGTGGGTTAGCAGCCCGACGGAGAGCGAGTCGCTCGGAGCTTCGGGCACCTTGTCGAGATACTTAGCCTTCCAGGAAAGCGCGCAGTCGTCATACGACGCGAGCGATGAGAAGCTGAGGTGCTTTGGCGCGCTCATACGAGCCTCGGTTGCGCTTCGGGACAGTCGTAGAAGTGTACGGTTCCCGGCCCGCATAGGCACGCAGGGCACGGCTCTTCGGTCGTGTTGCGCGGCGATCCGGACTCCTCGGCCGCGGCTTGCTGCGCTTCGGCTGCGAACCTATGCGCGTCGTCGATCAGCGCTCGGCCTTGCGCTTCTGTGAGCTTCGAGTAGGACGTGACCTCGACGCCGTTGTCCTTGGCGAACGCGATCCGCGCAGGCTTGGAGTCGACGCCGATCGCGGCCAGCGACGCGAACAGCGCGGCGTTCGTTGGCTTGGTAATAGTTTGCTCGATAGCGGTTTCCGTGACTACGACGCCCTCAGCAACGATCGGCTCTGCTTGCGGTCGCTTCTTGCCGCCGCGCGCGACCTCGGCCTCCATCTTCTCGAGGAGTTTCGCATCGTCGAAGCCGACCGTCTTACGCTCGACCTCGAGGCGCGCGCCGGTCCATTTCAACTGCTTCTTTAGGCTCGCGAGACGATCGTAGGCTTCCGGCGCCAGTTGCTCGAGCACTTGATCTTCGGGCGTAGTGGCTTCGGGCGGCGGCGTGACGTTCTTCTCGGGCGTGACATCAGCCATTTCCTCGGCGCTTCCGAGACCTTTAAGTAAGTCGGCGAACGCATCGCGCAACGCAAACGCTCGAGCGCGCATCTTCAGCATCCGCTTCGGGTTGGTTATCCAAGGCGTATCCTGTCCGTCGCGTCCGCGCTTCTGCCAAATCTTCGCAACCTTCGCGTCGGCGATCGAATACTCGGCGGTCGTTTCTTCGATCTCACCGCCCGAGATCGCGCGCTTCACCGTGCAAAAGGCGGTCATCGACTCGTCGCCGAGCTCGCCCTCGTACCATTCTTTCTTTCCGCGCCATGCCGGGTCTCGCTGGCAAATGCCAAGCTGTCCATCGCCCCATAGTGACGGGCGGCCATTTATAACCGCGATCGATTGCAAGCCCTGCATCGGCGAAAGACCAACCTCGGCCGCCATCGCGAGCGCCGCGATAATCGCCTCGGGCCGCCCGCGCATATCTTTGGGTGGGAAGTCGGTCTTTGCAAGTATCTGCGCCATGCGCCAAGCCTCGTCGAACGTCGTCGGCGCAAGCGCAAAGCCGCGCATCGCCATCGGTGCGAGCTCGCGTGCCCTCATCGGCTGCGTCGAGTCTGCGAGCGCAGTAGTCTCGTTGGGGTCCATTACTTTTCCTTTCAGTCGTCGTTATAATGCTGGCAGTTTTCGCAACCGCCATTCCAAAGGGTTTCGCATTCGGCGCCGCAGCGCGGGCAGGTCATACGAATCCCAAAGCCTCGGGAAGGCTGCGACAATAAAACACTGCGCCCGTTGCGCTATTCGCCATGCCGGCGCCCGCAAGGTAGTGCTCGCACGTTTCGTCGAGGTCCTCGGGTATGTCGCACTCGAACCCAAAGTTGGCGACGTGCCGCCGTTGCCAGGATTCGCGCACCATCCCGCTCTCGATTAGCGCGGCGCGGTAGGCGTCCCAATCGATCGGCTCGCGCTCGTTGCGCTTGCGCTCCTGCTGGATTTCGTAGACGCTCACGACGGTATCCTCGCCCCGCAGCGGTGCAGCATGGCCGCGATCACTTTGGCCGCCATGGCGCTCGCGCTATCAGTAGGCCAAAGCCCAGGATCACGGCGGAGACGTACGCGGTTAGCACGACGCCGAGAATTTGGTCGAAGGTCGGCCATTTCATCGTCCTCCCGCCTTCTCCGCAGCCCGCAAGATGGCTCCGATGGCAGCAACTTTCGCGGCCACTGCCAAGCCCATGAAGGCGCGGGTTAAAACCTCTTCGCTCCCGCCGTATTTGCAGGCGAGCGCGGCGTGGTTGGCCGCTTGTTCGAGCATTTTGTCGTCGGTCATCACCCAAGTACCTCATCGGACACCTTTACGATCGCCGCACGGTTGAATACGCCCGGCTTCGTCTTTAGCTTCCGGGCCGCGCGCTTGGCGCGTTCGAGCTCCTTGTCGGATAGCCGAACGCTTACGATGTTATCGCGCTCGGGTTTCCGCTCTATGTTTATTGCCATACCGGACAGCATACCACCGAGATTACAGAAGCGCAATAGAGGGCAAACGAAAAGCCCCGCTCAAGTGCCGAGCAGGGCCGTTCGCAGGAGGGTTTCCGCGACCTCTTGGCCGCTACCTTATCGACTCGTCCGCGATTCCCCTAGCGTCTTTCCACCCCTCGATGTACGCACGCAGCGCGAGCACCATCGACGCCGCTCCGTACAACCAACCCGAGAGGCTCGGCGGTCCGCCTGCGATCCGCCACGAAGCGCCGTCGCGCGTTAGGATGCCTTCGCAGCGTGTCACGTTTCGGCAGCGGTCCCACGTTTCGTAAACGTCTTCACGCCCGATTTTGTGCGTCATCAGTTGCCGAACCCCGCGCGCGACGTTACCGGCGGCGGCGCGATTGTATGCCGCGGCCAATGCGTGCACGCTAGGCCGAGCGCCATTTGCGAGCAGTAGTCGGTTCGTTCGTCGCTCACAATAGCCCCCCGATCTTGCCGGCGAGCGTGATCCACAAGCCCGCAGCCGCGTTACACGTTAGGATGATAAGCGCCAGCGCGACGGACGTCAGCACGAGCTCGGCAAGCGTGTCCTTCATAGCGCCTCCTCGTAAAAGTAGGGGTCGAGTATTGGCTCGCATTCGTTGCAATCTTCGAGCAGCGAGATTCCGTGCTGGCAGCGAACGCCAGCGAAGGCGTGAGTTTCGAGCGATCGAAGCGCTTCGGTGTATGCGTTAATCATCAGACTGCTGTCCTTCTGCGCCTACTGGCGCGAGTTGTGTATTCCGAAGTGTAGTCTATAAGGTAGGCTCTTGTCAAACCTCGTTTCCCTAATTGGGATGAGTCCTAGTATAGGCCGACCCACCAAAAATGCACTGGCGGGGCTTAAACCGTCGCGGTTTTTCTGGATTTTGGCCGGATCGGGCGATTTTGGAAGGAATCGTGATTTGACGCCGATTTGCGATTTGTGGTAGGTTGACGGTGTTCGAGCCGTCGAGAAGTGAGAACCGCCGCCCGCGCTTTAATCCCGCGGGCGGTTGCAATTCTGTCCGGCTAGGCGTAGGATTGCGGTACTCTCGACGATGAGGATTAAGCATTGGTCACTAAACGTCGATTCCGCCCAGCGCCCCGCAAATGCAGGGCGTGTGGATCTCCGCTACTCTCAGCGAAACGCGGCCGGACGTCAGAATGTGGGTGGGTTTGGAGCCGAAGTAGCGGATGGCGCGGCCCGCGGCCTGTCCGTATCCCAAGGTCCAAGGTTATCGTCGAGAGCACCGCTTCGTCTGTCCCGCGATGCCCGAAACATGGCACTCAACTCGAACGGCGCTTCTCGGAACGTAAAGCCGAGCCATTCATGGCTTGCCCGGTCGAAGGCTGCGATTGGACTAAAGACGCTCCCGCGTCGCTTATCCCTTCGAGTTATAGCTGGAAGTACGAAGTGACCTAACCGCGATCGGTCACAAGCGCGCCGAGTGCGCTCCCGGGACGAAGCATTGCCCGGTTCGAGCTCGCGGCGACCGAACGGAAACCACCGCCCGTTCGTCTAGAACCCTTCTTTGCAGGGTTTCTTAGGAGCCAAACTGCGCCCTTTAGGCGCCTCCACTGCGGAGTCGGGACGGAGCGCGACCGCAGAGAGCCAGCGAAGCGCCAACCGCCGCCCTATAACGAGGCCACCTACGCTCGCTAGACGGTTACCTTCCGACTACCGACACCCACCTCGACCTGTAACCAACGCACGCCACAACACCAACGCAGCGTAACCTGTAACGTACGCAATCGAGCGCTATCACGCTTGAATCGTATCAGTAACGCCCTCCAACCGGCTGGCAGCGAGAGGAACGCAGCGGGCGCGCGCGGTGGATCGGTGGCAAGGGGCGGCGGGTCCCCCCGCGGGTCCCCCACCCCGCGCAAATTCTGGTGGTATGCGACTGATTCGCGCGAGGGCTAAGAGCGCGGTGGTAGAATCGCTTTAGACGGGAGGACGTCAATGAGTGTGGAGTCGCCTAGTCTCGCGAGCCCTGTGCCGCCGAATCTGCTAGTGGGTGGTGGGAAGCCGATGATAACGCCGCTCGTTCAATATGAGTCTCCTCCGGCGCCGGGAAAGGAGATGACGGCGGTGGAGCGTTGGCACGCGAGGGAATGATGGATTCTCGGTTAGTGGAGGCTGAGGCGTTGTTGGCTGGCCGTCTCGCGGTGGAAGCGCATCGCGAGTCGATGGGTCTCGTTACAACGAAGTGGACTGGCGTCGGCGTACGGATGGGTTTTAAGGTTCCGGTGGAGGAGGCGTCGCAGAGTAAGCGTGCTCGCAAGGCGGCCGGGGTTCACGGTCGGAAGGCGGCTAAGAGATTCGCCCGGCAGTTCAAAAAAGGTGCCACGTGAAACGTTATAGGGCATGAACGAGGACTTCTCAGTTCCGCGCGCGATGATAACGAAAGAGATTCTCTGGAAGGCGCAGCAGGTCGAGGAGTTGACCGGACACCCGGTGGCGCTCGACGTGGACGCGATCCTAAGCGCGGCGACCCTTTACGATATGCTTTCTGAGAAGGGGAAGCGCGGGACCCGCGGCGCTTTCGAGGAGCAGGGTAAGTCGCTGGACCGAATCATTCGGAACTGGGAGTGAACGAGGACCAGCCCCGCTTCACTGCGCCGCCGGTGGAGAAGTCGGTGCGGTTGGACCCGTCGATTGCAGATCGAGTCGCGATTGCGGTGGCGAACCGAAAGCCGGTGCCGGCGAACGTACGCGAGCGCCGCGAGCAGAATAACCGGGCTCGGCTGTCGAAGGGCGACCCTATCGGCTGAAAGGCCAAGGAGGCTCTCGTGCACTTACTCGTCGCGTTTCTGATCTTTCTCGTGGTCCTGGTCGTCGTTACGGCGATCGTTATTTTCATTTTGCAGCAGTTGGCGCCGCAGTGGCCGTGGGCTCGAAACGTATGCCTGGCCGTCGCGGCTTTGATCCTATTGATTTGGCTCGTCTCGCACTACGCTGAAATCGTCGGGTCGTTTCACGCTTGACGAAGGAGCCTCTAACCCTCCCGGTGTAGTGGGGCTCCTGTGTCCCAGATCCAGCTTGATATTTGGGTTCCGCGCGATCTGCGGCGCGATGTAGACCGTATCGCTCGCTATGAAAAGAAGTCCCGGTCTCGTTTATGCGCCGGGCTTCTTCGTTTGGGGATCGAGCGGTACTTCGAAATGGAAGACGCTAAGAAGATCGCGCCGCTGCGCGCCTTGATGCGCGACACGTTTATCAACGGTCTTCCCGATCCTGAGATGTACGGAGTTCCCGTGCCGGTCCGGCCGATCGGACAACTTACCGCCAAGCGCCGGGCTCGCTATGCCAACGAGCGAGAGTTCGATGCTGCCATGGAAGAAGGGTTAAAAAACTTTGAAGCCACTCGCGGTTAACGTGCTCATCGTCCCAGCCGATACGGCCGCCGACAAGACGGAGAGCGTCGCCTTCGCCGGCTCGGACGTCGCGGTCACAGCGCAAGCCATACCGGGCTCGTCGCTCCTGGCTCCCGGCAAAGATAATAAGGTCCAGAGTAAGCCGTCGGAGGGAATCGTCCGCGCACTCGGCGACGACGTGAAAATCAAGATCAAGGAGGGCGATCGCGTTCTGTATCGATCATGGACGGGTCTCGAGATACGGATCGATGGAATCGATCACCAGCTGACTCCCGAGCGCGACGTGCTGGCGATCGTCGACGAAGGCGAGAAGGTTGAAGTCATCCAGCGCCCGATCCCGCAGCCAGCGCAGCAACCGCGACGCTAACGATGGCGAAGGGGCAGGATCAGGCAACCGGAATAGGGCCATTTGATACAACGCGCGCGGACACCCATACTCCGACGATGCGCGATGATTCTCATAAGTCTCTGGAAGTCGGAACCGCGCACATGAGTTTCCATTGCTGCGCGTGCTACGAGAAGGCTGTCGAATACGATCACGCGACCGTTGCTCGGGACCTTCTAGAGAAAGCGGTTAGCGTTGCGGGCGATGTAGTTATCGACGCAAAGTTCGGCAAGGAAGACACCGAGGAGGCGCGCGCCTTCCTCATGGACTTCATCCGAAAACATAAGGCTCGGCTTTAATGACAGCGACGGCTGAGAAGGTTCGGCGGAAGAAGGGCCCGCGGCCGCGCGTCGACGTGATGCACAACGTTCACTTTTCTCCGAATACCAGCGCCGCCATAAAGCTGCTCTCCGCGCTCACCGATAGCGGCGGGATCAGCGGCTTGTGCCGCACAGTCATGGAGTGCTATCTATCGGGGGCGATCAATTGGGAAGACCCGAAGTTTCGTGACGTCGATCGTATCGCGCGCCCGGCCGAACGGTATAAAGGGCAGCACGAGAAGCTCGGGTTGGCATGAACGGCGACGTGCTGCCGGTGACCGAGATCGAAGCCCAACTCGCCGAGCAGGCCGCTCCCCTGAAGCCACGGCGCACGCGCGGTAAGAAACGCGCCGCCGCTCCTCCGTCGCAACCTCCGCCAGTCGTCGAGGAGCAGACCGTCGAGCAACGTCTCGCGGCGACCAAAGCCAAGGCGCGCAAGCTCTCACAGGAGCAGAAGATTCGGATTCCGCTGCGCTTGGCCGTCTCGCTCGAGACGCACGAGTCGCTCGTCGCGATCGCTGAAGCCGTCGGCCCGGAAAAGATAACGGACCTCGCCGTTCACTGCATGGAGCTCGGGATCGTGCAAATGTCGGGCTCGCAGTTTAAGCCGCGTGCGAGCGTAACGCCATTGGGCCGTCCGGCGGCAACGAACGACGAAGCCCGCGCCCGAGCGGCGATCGAGGAGGCCGTTATCGCCGATACCGAAGTCGAGAAAGAGATCGAACGCGAGCGAGATGAAGCCGCGGCGAGGCTCCACCTTCCAGGGAGAAAACGTGCTGTCGCTGGATAAACTCGAGACGGCGCTTGAATCATGCCGCGAGGAAGCGTTTTGGAAGCCGTCCTATGCTGGCGCCGTTCTTTGCGTCCCGCTTCTAGATGAAGGAGACTCCGGCGGCGTCGAGGTTGTCGCGCATAAGCAACGGCGCTCTTATCAGGGAATAGTGGTCTCCGTGAACGATACGAAGCACGTCGAGGTAGGCGACTTGGTTTGCGCCGACCAAGGAAGGTTCGAAGAGTTGCGGACCGCTCTCGGTGAGGTATTCGTTCACTCCACGGAGCGAATGCTATCCGGCGTCGACGAAGAGTTTTCCAAACCGTCCGAGCCGACGCTTCTTCCCTCGGGGCTATGGGTCGCATAATGGACGGCATGAAAGACACTACAAAATCTCTGACGATTACGGCCTGTACGTTTTGCGGCGCCGGGATCGGCAAACTTATCAGCGGGTGCCCCGACGGCGAGCGGCATTGTCTTCTCTGTACGACGCCCGAATCGCGCGCGTCTAACCCGTGCCTTCCGAACTGCGACCATCTATGGCGGCGCGGTCACAATTTTCAGAGGGTGGCGCAGTGAGCGTCGATGGCGCCATGCCGCTCGTGAGGATTCCAGAGAACGAACCCGAAGAGGTGGACGACGACGACACCTACGCCGATTACATTGACGCCATAGTGGCGGGAGACGAGGGATAGATGCCGCTCAAAAAAGGTTCGTCACGCAAGACGATCAGCAAGAACATCAAAGAGTTCAAGGCCGGTCCTCGCAATAAGGCGACCGCGAAGAAGTCGGGCAAGAAGGCCGCTCAGAAGCAGGCTGTCGCCGTCGCGCTCAAGTCGGCCGGAAAGTCCAAAAAGAAGAAGGCCGCCGGCAAGAAGAAGGCCGCCAAGAAGTCGAGCGCCGATTCTCAGGGACGCAATATCGAAACTAAAACCAAGCCGAAACGAAAAGCGGCAAACCGGCGCAAACGGAATATCGGAAGAAGCTAGTGCCGGGATTCGCCGCAACGCCAGCCCGCGACCGGTTTTGGTCTAAAGTAGATCGCGTTCCTGATGGTTGCTGGGAATGGCGAAACTATCGTATGCCAAACGGTTACGGTAGGTTCAACCGCGACCTGCTCGCGCACCGCTTCGCTTATACCGACGCGATAGGTCCGATTCCAGATGGTCTTGAGGTCGGTCATTTATGCGATAACCGTGGATGCGTCCGTCCGTCCCATCTAGAGATTTGTACCCATCGAGAAAACTTTGAGTCCGGTAAGCGGCGCGGCCGAATCGCAAAAATAACATGGGACGATGTTTACGAAATGCGAGCATCACTTGCGAGCCACACAGCGATGGCTAAACAGTTCGGAATCAACGGTGAAGTGGTGCGCCGCATCCGTAAGAACGAAAAGTGGCCTGACGATGCCTACCAGGTCAACCCCTCTCACTTTCCCGGACGAGGCACACCGGGTACCCCAAGAAAAGGAAGGACGTAGCTAATGCACAACGGCCCACGACCGGTTGCCGACGTGGCAGCGCTCGCAGCGCAAGGCAGAGTCATCGACGCGCAAAAGGATCTCGCCGCGATTCAGTTCTCGCAGAACGCGCGCGACACGAAGGTCAAGAACGCAATCAACTTTCTCTTGCTCCCGCTTCAGACTAAGGACGGCGTGATTCGGCAGGAGCCGGAGTACGACGATCCCGACGTTCGCCCGCATGTCGTCGCGGCGCGAAACGCGGCGTACGATTGCATCACGCATTATTTCGCGACGACCACCGATTTCGAAGACGGGATTCCGGTTCGCGAAGCGCCGTCAACTGAGTTCGCGATAGCTTAGTAATGGCAACCTTCACGATTCGGCGAAACCACCCGTACGCCGGGGTCGTGACCTTGTGCAAGCTCGCCGGCGGAGCGTTCGTCCCTAGAGAAATGCAAGTCACGGAGTCTGCCTTCATCGCGGCTGTTATGGTCTACATGAAGCAAATGTCGCCGACCGAAAGGACGAAGCTCCGCCGCGACGCACCCGAAGCCCCCGCGCCGATTCCAGGAAACGGCGAGCAGCGAACCTTTAAGGTCAAGAAGGCTGCGACCGCCTCGGCGGGCTAATGCCTCGCGGCCCACGCGGAAGCACGCCGCTCCCGCGACCTGACCTTTCTCCCGAGGATCAACGTAAAGCGGAGCGCATACTCCGCTCGACGTTTGCCTTTTGGAGGGCGACCGATCCGTGGCCGATTTACGATCAACCGCACAAGCAAATGTTCGGGATCTTCGATTCGTCCGGTCCCGATATGTCCAAGCAACGCCGCTCGCCGCTCTCGTCGATGTTCCTGGCGCCACGCTTCTCGAATAAGACGTACGGCGTAGCCAAGAGCATCGCGCGTCGCGTGCTCAAGGACCCCGATATATCGATCGGCATTGTGCGCTCAACGCGCGACGAATCGCGGAAATTGCTGCGACTCGCCAAAAACATTCTGCGCAGCCCGAGAGTCACGCACTTTTTTGGCGATCCGTACTTTGGCGCCGAGCTCTGGAATGAAGACGCGATCGTGATTCCGTGGCGCACGGTCTCTCGCGCAGACCCAACCGTCTTTACGATGGGAACAAGCGGTACGTCGACGGGAAACCATCCAGACTATATCTACGGAGACGACCTCGTAACGGAAGTCAATTGCGACTCGATCAAAGAGCAAGAGACACTCTGGAATTATATCGAGTCGTTCGAACCGCAAATGCCGTCCTGGGGCGCGACGCTCTTAACCGGAACCCGGTGGTCGGAGATAGATTGCTACGGACGGGTCGAGGCGCTCAACGAAGCCGCGCGCCGCGCCGGAGTTGCCGAAGAAGACCTACCGTGGAAGACGCATATTTTCGAGGCCAAATGGCAAGTCGCGGACGGCTCGTGGGAGTATTACTTCCCGGCGTATCTCGATGAAGAGCGGCTCGAGGCCATGCGCCTCAAGGTCGACGTGCGGCGCTTCAATGCGTGGATGTATAACCGGATGGTCGATCCGGCCGAGAAACCGTTTAAGCCGCAACACATTCACAAATTCTCGGGAAAATACGAGTTCTCGTATCCGTACAAGCGGACGCTCACGCTCCTGGACCCGCAGTATGCCGGCGAGAAGGTTCGGCTCTACGTCGCGCTCATCGTCGACCCGGCGCTCACCGACGAGACCGGATCGTGCGGCTACGGGCTAACGGTCACGGGATTCGCTCGCGATCGACGGCAGTTTACGCTCGAGTCTCGCGAGCGCGTTCTGCTCCCGTCGCGCGCGCTCGAGATCATCAAGCAAATGCTTCTAACCTATCGGCCCAACCGGGTCGTCATCGAATCGGCCGGCGGAGACGCTTGGCTCATCGTGGAGATCGGAAAGTTCATCCAAAAAGAGGCGCTCGATTGCGTCGTGCAGCCCTTCTCGGCCCTGCAGCATGAGAAGTCCGGGCACCGCGCCAAGCACCAAAGGATCAGGCGGATGGAGACCTACGTCTCAAATGACCAGTGCTTCTTCCGCATGGCCGATGATCCGGGTCAGGTCGATCACTACGGCGGATATTGCTACGACCTTTTACAGCAGATCGACAAGTGGCCGTCGCTCATCCGAAACGACGCGATCGATTCCTGGGCGATGGGACACTACGTTCTGCCGTTCGTCCCGGCCGACGAGGGCGATTACCAGGAAGATTTACCGACGGCCAACCCGCCCGAATGGGATATGTCCTGGACGGACTCCGACGGTAACGTGCACGGGCTCTCGGCCGACAAGGTTTCGCGCCTTGCGATGGGGCCGCCGCCCGGCGCCGACGCCGCCCGCTGGCTCGAGACGCTCGAGTTCGGTTCCGATCCGGGTATCTATCGGCCAGGTTCGGCGACAAGATCGTACCTTCAAAGGCGGAAAAGGGCGGGATGAGGTGGTATAATCGCCTCACTATGTACCGACTCGCCCGAAAGGGGTGCGCAAGTGCCAGCTAACGTCAGTCAAAAGGCCAAAGCGAGGGTCAATACCGTGCAGACGCTCCAGACGTCGCTCGGGATCACCGGTCCCAAGTCGCTCCCCGGTCGCGGCGCCGCAACGCAAACGCTCGCCGACAGTCTCAAGACCGGGCAGACCATGAAGCGCAAGGCGACCAAGATCGGTCGCAACTCACTGCGCGACTCGATGGGGCTCTAAAATGCACGACAGCAATAAAGGTGAAGCTCCACGCCCAATGACCCACGCGCAGCGTATCGCCGACCTGCAGATGAGGCTAGGGAACGCCGAAATGATTCTCAGCCGAGTAATGGCGGCGCTCGAACTCGAGGCCGGAATCTCCATCGAAGGTCCGCCGCAACCCTCTTCCGCGAGGCCCTACTAAGATGGCGACGTCGATAAAACAGCGCCCGAAAGTCACCAAGAAGAGCAACGCCAAGGCCAAGAAGATCGGCGGCGGCAAGAGCGGTGTAAAGCACGTTCACGGTCTCAGCCAGCAGAAAGAGAAGACCGGCAAAGGCAAGGGCGGCCACGGAACCGTCGAGCTCCCCAAGGGCGTGCATATCGTCGAATACCCCGGCGAAGGCAAAGGCAAGGGGTTCGGGCCAGGCGTCAAGGTAGTCGGCAAGGGCGGCTAAACGCCGCATGGCGGATGACGAATGGTTTGAACTGGGGCCTATTGAGCTTCCCGTAAAACGCGTAGTTCGCTGCGTCGAGGGGCACGACTATCAAGTCGGGTTCCTTACTGAAGCGCAAGCGTGGCCCAAGGACACCGAAGTTTTAGGATTTCGATGCCTCGAGCACGGCGGCGAGTCGTACACGCTGCATCTAGAAGCGACCTATTATGCCCCGTAAGAAAAAACTCACAAGGACGATAACCAGGAGTCCGAAGTCTCAGGTCGTTCGAGACGCCGGCGCCGGAAAGTTATCGAAAGAAGATTGGGGCATTGTCGCGTCAGATGCGTGGCAGTCGATCATTTCCGCGATCGGTACGCGCTCTGCGCTAGAAGCCAATCTCCGAACCGCCTACGCGCTCTACGAGCGAGACAACCGCGACGAAGGGGTCGAGGACGATCCGTACGTCGACTCCTCCGACCTAACGATTCCGCTCGTCTTCTCCAAGCTGCGCAAGCAGAAAACCGAAGTCGCGTCGCTCACCTTCGTCCCCGATTTCTACCTCTTCACGGGCCAAGACGAGAGCTCACAGGCGCAAGCCAGCGATATGCAGGTCCGCTGGAATAGCGATTTCCACAGGCTTCGCGGACCGTATATGTCGTGGCAGAAGGCGCACGACAAAATGCTGCACATGGCGTTGCGTGACGGCACCGCGTTCATGGAATGCTCGTGGGTTAAAGACGAGCGGATGCAGCGTTACAAGGTCGAGTCGCCCGTAACCGACGACACCGGCATGCCGACCGTCGACGAAGAGAGCGGTGAGATTTCGACCAAGCCCGAGTACGTTACGATGCCGGTCACGGTGTACGACGACGCCGTTCTTAACCCGTGCCTGCTCAAGGACGTGCTCCTTATGCCCAACGAAAGCACGAGCGTCGAGACGGCCGCTGCGGTTGCAATCTATCACCTCTATTACGAGAGTGACCTGCGCGCGATGATAGAGGATGATATTCTCGACGAAGAGTGGGTGAACCGCGCGCTCGAGTACGACCCGCAGGGATATAGCGATTACGCCTCGCGCTTCCAGGGCGTCTACAACTGGACGGCGGGCGGGCAGATCGACGTGGGAGTCGGACAGGGCCAAGGGATCGCGGCCAAGGAGTTTGTCAATCGCGGGCCGCTCGGCTGTTGGGTTGCCTACTCTCGCCAGTATGATTTCGACGGCGACAAAATCGAAGAGCCCAACATCCTTTTTATTCACGAAGTCTCGGGTTACATGATCGGTCACTGCCCGGATACCGATATGGCGCCGATGCGTTTGATCGTCGGCTTCGCGCCGTATCCGCGTCCCGATTCGCCTTATGGCTTCGGCGTTCCCGAACTTATCGGGCCATTCCAAGCCGAAGCGACGCTGTCGTGGAATCAACGCAACGATGCCGTCTCGACGCGCCTCGAAGTGCCGCTCCTTACCGATACGAGTATCCAAATCAAAGATTCGGGAATGTCGTGGGGCAACGGCCGTGTGTGGTGGGTTCTTGGCAACGCGCAGCAAGGCTCGTTGCAAAACGTCCTGTACTATCCGCAGCTTCCCGAAGTTCCGCTCTCGTCGTATCAGCAAGATCAGCAGGTCCGATCGGATGCCGACTCGGTGCTCGGCGGCTCTTCGCAGCCCGCGACGAGTCGCGAAAGCGCGGCTGGCGTCAAGACTCGCGCGGGCGAGTCGGACCTCGGAACAAACGATATTGCGATGGAGCTTCGGTACGTCTCACATCAGATTTTTGACGCGCTCTGGAGCCTGAGATTACAGTACGGTTTCAATCTCGACGGAACGGAACGCAACCCGCCGCAAGGCGCGAAGCCGCTCACTAAACAGATGATGCAGCTTCCGTACAAGCGGTCCGTCTCGGGCGAAGACGATCCGCTCGACAAGCAGGCGCAACTCGAGGAAATGCTCGGGTTCAAAAAGACGTTCGAAGACTCGCCGTTCATCCAAGGAAACCTCATGCACCGTTACAACTTCGAGCGCGCGATCGCGAGCAAGTTTGGAATTGGCGGGCTCGACGGAATCTTCGGCACGCCCGACGACGTTACGAAGATGCAGCAAGAGCAAGAGAAACAGGGCCAAGAGAAGTCCGCAATCGAGAAGCAACAGGCGTACGGCGAGATCGCGACGCGCTACAACCGCGGCCGTCCGCAAGCCGGCATGTCGCTTCTCGGACCCGACGATATTGCCAAGCTCTTCGAACCGCCGCCGGGTCAACAGCCACCGGGGCAACCGGGGCAGAACGGACAGCCGTCGCAGAACGGTGCGCCACAACCCGCCGCAGCAGGTGCGGGATGACGGCCATTGCTGGCGGCGGCATGACCGCGCAAGAGCGCGAGCGGCGCGACTCGGCGGCTGCGGCCGACGTACTCGAACATCCAGGGTTTGGAGACTTTCTCAAAGACGCGGCGCGTGAAGCCGAAGCCGCCCGTGGCGTTATTTTCGACGATACCAAGTCCGAGAAAGAGCAATCGTTCGCGCGAGGATCTCTGAAGGTCCTAAAAAACATCGTGCTCGCCGTCTACCGTCGAGCCAATAAAGAAGTGCCGCCGCAAGTAACGGCGCTATTCAAATAGAAAGGACCCCTCAATGAGTCAAGACTTAACGCCGGTTGGCGGCGACGAAGAGGAAGAGCTCGACGAAACGACACTCGACGAGCAGGAAATACCGGAAGGCGGCGCACCGGAAGGCGGCGAGCCCGACGATGAAGCCGAGGAAATGCCCGATGACCTCCTCACAGACGAGGAGCGCGCCGAGCGGACCCGTGAACGCGCGGGCCGTGCCCCGGTTGCGCCAGTTCGCGAAACCGAAGATCGTAGCGCCGTCGTCGCGGAGCTTCGCGAAATCTTTCAAGGGCTTCGTCAAGAGCAACCGGCGGCGCAACCGCGAGAGCAAGATCGCCGCGTGCCGGCCGAGTTGCAGCCCTTCGTTCTCAGTGAAGAGCAAGCGCAGCGGCTCACGGACAAAGCGCTCACCGAACCGGGCGGGATCGCCAAGCTAATCGCTGCGGCGGTCAATATCGGCGACAAGCGTGCGACGGCGCGCATGGCGCAGTCGTCCGAAGGTCAGTCGGCGCTACAGTCCGCGGGTAGGGTTTTCGTCAACGATTACCTGGAAGATCGGCTCGACGACCCCAAAGAGAAGTACGGAAAAGCGATCAAGCCGTATTTCAAAGAGATTCTCAGCGGGTACAACGTGGCCGAGCTCGCGAGCATGAACCAAGCCGATCGAACGGCGTGGTTCGACGAACAGTGGGAACGCGCAACGGGCCGCGCGTACTCTCGCAAGGCGGTCACGAAAGCGGCTCCGTCTCCAGGCGTTGCTCGCGGCGCAGGCGCTCGACCTGGCGCACCCGGCGTTGGGCGCGTCGTAATCAAGATGACCGACCAGCAGAAAAAAGACCTCCGCGCAGCGTCGCCGCGCCTCTTCGCAGGAGAAGAAGGCGAAAAGCGCTTCCGCCGGCAGGTTTGGGAGATCGAACACGGCATGACCGGCAACCCGACGGTGCGAGCGCTCACGCGCGAATCGGTCCGCTTTGGCGAAGCCGTCGGATTCGGAGGATAATAGATGACGACAGAGTTTAATCAAAACGCGCGCCGGCCAATCGAACGGCCGGATATGCGGCTGAACGACGCCAACTATCGAACGTATCAACGCTACGCCGGGAGAAAGCTCCTCAAGGAAGGTAGCGGCGTTGTGCTGCCGGCCGGTGTCGTCATCGACGGCCGCCCGTGGCGCGGATTCAAGCACTCGGTGCAGGTCCAGACCTTCGTAATGAACCGGCCCGAAGAGCTTTTGCTTCATCCGGACGAGCGCTGCAAGTACGTTTGGCGGCCGCGCGAAGATCCAAAGCATTCAACCGAGGCGCTCGTCGGCCGCGGCTGTTTGCGCCCGGTGGAAATGAGCGAAGTCGACGAGGCATCCGAGCTTCGCATGTGGTGTTACGAATACGGGGGGTCGGGCAGTAAGGACGAATCGGGCGACCCGCAGATGGTCGGCCTGGTAGCGGTCGGCGATATGGCGCTCTTCGAAGTCGCTCCGCGTTGGGCGTATGAATGGTACGACGCCGCGGTCGACGAGGCGTTTTCTCGGCTTCAAGGTCTCGAGCCAGGGTTCAAACAGGACGCCGAAGACTTTGCGGCTCGCAACCGCGGCATGCGCGTTCATGGGTCGTCGCTCGGCGTCGAGGAGGGCGACAATCAAACCGTCGCTCAGGAGATTAGAAATCCGATCGGACCAGGGGCGCCGTTTGCGGACGCGGCGAAAGGCGGCCGATAGACACACCCGTTTATCGTGAGGGGAAAAGCTCGGCTTAAAAAAGGCCGGGCTTTTTCTTTTTTACCCCTACCGCGCTACGCGAGGCTCTCGACCGCTGCTCGCTAGATGCTTTATTTGGTTCCAATGGGAATTACGTTGAATCCTATCCGCCCCGCGCTTGGACTCGTACAGGGTGGCGAGTATCAGCCGTACACGATTTACCCGGAACAACCCGGAGCTATCTTTAGCGCCGGAGATTTTCTTCAGGTTTACACGACCGGCAACATGACCTACCCGACGCCCGCGGGCTCGCTCGCAACTTTTCAGCCGACCTCGGCGCCGACGGTCGTGCAAGCCGGTTCGGCAAGCGCCGCAAACCCGGCGCATACGCTCTACGCCTGGTACACCTTAATCGGAACCGGCGGCGTGGGCGTGATCGAGTCGCAGCCCTACGAGATCGGCCCGATCGTCAACCCGGCGGGATATAACGCAACGGTCGAAGTCCTGGCCGACGGCAACTATCCGGCCGCGGCAACACACTTTGCGCTCTACGTCGGAACGCTTCCGGGCCAGCAGTGGCTCCAGGTCGCGACGACGGCGCTCGGTTCAGCCGCAACGATTCCGGCCTACCCGCTCACGAACAACACCGGAGTCAACCGGTCAATAAACGACCCGTCTTCGGGAATCGTCGGCTACGCGGCCAACGATGCCGGCAGCGGTTACGCGCAGCGTGAGGGCGACATTCTCGCCGCCGGGTACAACTGGCGCGCGCTCTTCGGCGTCGACCAATCACTTTCGGGCAACCAGGCGTTGCTCGAGCAGTACATGGCCGCGGTGGTCAAACTGCAAAACGTCCCGGTCACGATCTCGCTCTTGCAGCCGTGGGCGTATCAGACAGGCACGGCCGGAATCGTCTACTCGACGACCTACGGCGTCTTCTATCTGGACACGACGCAGAGTAACGGAATCTTTTCGATCCAGCGTCCCTACGGAGGTTTGGCAGGTCCGTACAATCCAAGCGGGGTGCAGCCCGGTAACGTCTACCAGCCTGTCACGGGCATCTTCATAGCGGGGTTAGCATAAAATGGCGGGCGGAAACTACGGAACCGGCCAGTGGCAAACTAAATCCTCGAAGGTTGCCCAGGCCCACCGGATCGCTCAGATCGTCTCGAACCGATCGCTCGAGGAGCCGCCGTTTTGGCCTAAGCTCTTCGCGATGGCCGAGCCCCCGGTCAACCAATCTTTCGTAGAGTTCGGCCAGTTCGCCGAGCTCGGTCTGCTCCAACCGAAGGCAGAAGGCGAAGTTCCGGCCTACGACGTGCCGCTCGAGCTCGTACCGTCGCACGGCGAGTTCCAGACGTTCGCGTTGATGACGTCAATTTCGCACGAAGCGCAGTACGAAGATCCGTACGACATGATGGGCAAGGCCGCGCCGATGCTCGTCGACTCGGAGCGGGTCACGGAAGACACCTACATTCACTCCGTAATCAACTTTGGGTTCGATCCGTCGTTCCCACTGTACGACGGACAGCCGCTCTTCTCGGCAAACCATTTACTCGCGCCGGTTCCAGGGCCGAACGGTCCGGTCTCGGCGATCAATCAGACCTACTCGAACCTCATCGGCAACGTCGCGCCGACGGCCGAAGCGATCCAAGACGCGCTGCTCAACATGAGCTTGCTGCGCTCCGATCGCGGCCTGCCGTCCAACCGCATCCCGGTCTACGTCGTCGGGCACCCGTTCATCGAGAAGGTCCTCAAGGAAATCGTCGGATCGGTAAGCGCTCCGATGACGTCGGACAATCGGACGAACGTCCAGTACGGCATCCAGGAAGTCGTCGCGGATCAGTACCTCACGAACCCGTATGCCTGGTATCTCTCGTCGGCGCCGCAGGGCGTCGATCCTAAGAGCGGCCAGTCGCTCATCGCGAGCTTCCAGTTCCGCAATCACATGCGGGCCTGGTTCGAACCGGCAACGCTTTCGTGGAACATCGCGATTCGGTTCCGAGCCTTGTGGATGGCGCGCGACTGGCGCGGCATAAACGCAAGCGCCGGCGCCGGTCCGTACTCGGTCTAGGGGGCGCCTTGGCGAATCCAGTAGTAAACATTCCGCCGACCGGACCTGCCAACACGGGCCAATATGGCACGGCCGCCGGTCCGCAGAACCCGTACCAAAACGCTCCGGGCAACATCGGCGCGTACATCAACGCAAAAGCGCACGGTGCGGTCAAGGCATGGGGCTTCGGCCAGCTTGCGACCGTCCCGATGGTGGTCGACGGCGTGCTTGGTGCCGGTCTTACTGGCTCCGCGGTATCCGGATCGATCATCCTGCCGCAGTATTGCAAGATTCCAAAGGTCGCGATCGGCTTTGCGACCGCCGATCTTTTCAACGGAACCGAGACGCTCAACATCGTGGTCGAATCGGCCGGCGATTACAACCCGGCGATCATCGCGGGAACCGGCTATCCGAACGCCGCGATGGCGAACGGTTCGCCCCTCGGCGCCGGCAAAGGCTACGGTGTAACCTATACGCCGGGCATCGCGCAGACGACAGGACCTGGCGACAACTCGGGTTGGGCCGGTTATCCGGCGCAGTACGCCGCACCCGGAACCTGCCTCTTCGGAACCGACATTGGCATCGGACCCGTGTTTTTCACGAGCCCGTCCGCGGGTACGACCGCCGGCGGTTCGCAAGTTTTCCCGACGACCGAATGGGATACGGTTTACTGCCCCGGAACGATCCTGTCGCTGCGCGCGGTTACGACCGGCAGCACCGGCGACATTACGGGCCTGGTCGTGACGCTGCTCATCCAAGTGCTCGACAAGTTTATCGGGAATCCAACTCGCCCGATTCCCTGTCTGACGTTCTAGCCTGATGGCCGGTTCTCGCCTAGCGGTCGTCGAAGTAGATCCGGTGACGACAACTAGCCATAACCGATTTTCTGAAGTCTTGAAACGCGCATGCAAAGCATGCGGCTCTGAGTTCGAGACGATTTACAAGAAAAAGGTCTACTGCACGAAAGCCTGCTATCTCGATTTTTGGTATGACCGCCTTGGCGGACGCAAGAAGGTCGCCGAGTTGGGCAAGAAACGGCGCACGGGTCCCAAAGCTGAGCAGTACCGAGCTCGCAAGCGTGTCAACTGGTTAAAACAAGCGTATGGTATAACGCTGGAGCAGTACAAAAACCTGTGCGAGATTCAGGAGGGATGCTGCGCTATTTGCGGCGTCGTTCCGAGCAAAGAACTGTTTCACGGTTTACACGTAGACCACGACCATTTGACCGGAAAAATACGCGGCCTTCTTTGCCGCTGGTGCAACTCGATGCTCGGAAGAGTTGAGGCCTGCCCATCCTGGCTATCAAAGGCAGAATCGTATCTCGCTGGCGAGGCGGAAGTTTAATGGCGGGATCTGGGGCTGGCTTAAATTACGCGATCAAGATTCTGCTGAAGGCCGCTGCGGCGTCTTCGGCTGTTTACGATTCGGCCATATTGCACGGCCCGCTGCTGTGGGAAGCGGCCTTCTTCTCGAAGACGAGCTTTCAGATTTTAGCGCAAGCGGGAACCACGGACCCGCTTTCGGGGTGGAGCGTTGCGTGCTACGGAACGCACGACTACCGCGCTTACATAATGAACCAGGACCCGGTCGTCGATCCCGTTGCGTGCCCCGCAGGGTTCACGCTTCCCGATACGTCGTGGGTCGAGATCGCGCTTCCGCAAAGCGAGACAACTCCAACTTGGACGAACCCGATCGTTGCGTTCGGCGTCACGGCCTTCTCGCCCGAACCGTGGGTCGCGGTCCGCGTCGTCGCAACGGCAGCCTCGGCGACCGGCGACATAGCGATCACCTGCACCCGTATCCCGTAAGTGTTTACGACAAGGAGTTCAAAAGTGGCCGCAACCAAGAAAACCAAGAAGCCCTCGATGCCCAAAGCGCACAAGCCCGCCGGCGGAAAGTCCGCGCGTGGCGTCAAGTTCGGCGGCCGCAAAGGCGGCATGAAGAAGGGCGGCATGAAGAAGACGTCGCGCAAGAAGGGCGGATCGAAGAAGATGCCGTTCGGGGCGACCAAGGCTCCCGGCGCGCGCAAGTCGCAACCGGCGATGAAAAAGGCCATGGGTGGCAAGATGGCCGGCATGAAAAAGAGTCGCAAGAAGAAGTAATGAAGGGTTGCGCTTTCGTCTACGACGATGAGCCTTCTCCGGGATATTGCGGCTTACCTAAGCGCGATCACCCGGTTCTAAAGTCGCACGCCCACTACGTTCCAAAGAAGACGCAATGATCCACCTCGTAGCGCCCCGTAGCCAAAACACGCTGAAGGTTTTCACGCGCGACGGGTCACTATGGAAGTATTTTGAGTGCGGAACAGATGCGTGGGGGAACCATGGGGTGGGAGACGGCGGCGATCCATTACCGCCGTGGGGTTTTTCATGTTGGATGCCGATTGGGCACTACATTCTCGGTCCCGTTGACGTATTTGACACGCCGATCGACAGCGAAGGCTATGGGCAAATCCCGGTGCTCGACGTCGACGCCGGCACTCTCGCAAAGCTCGTTCAAGGCGGATACGCGACGGTCAATGGCCTAACGGCCGTCATCGGCGGACTCGAGGCGCCGCTCGCGCAGTTGTCGCAGTACGATCGCTCCGGCATAATGATTCACTGCGGAGGGAGTAACGCTCCCGACCCGCTGGCAGACAACCAGGGTCTCTATCGCACCTTCGGCTGTACGCGGATGCTCAACGCCGATTGGCGCGAGCTCGCAGCGTGGCTCCAACCGCTCGAAGCGGGAAACGTCATCGTTTATACGGCGCTGGAGACACCCGCAGACCTGGGGCAATAGCCCGTGCTTGTGGATCAAATAATTAAACCGGCCCGAACGCTGGCGAAGGACCCTGAACCGGGGACCTATTCGAACGATGCGCTCCTGGGGCAACTCGACCTCGTTTGCCTCGACGTTATTTCGAATATCAAGTTCCCGTTCGCGCGCATTAGTACGTCGACGATCGCCGGGCAGGGAGCGTATTTGCTTCCCGAGACCCCGATCGATGACGGCACCGGATGCGTATGGCTCAACGGCGCGCTTCTTACGAAGACCGATATTGAGACGCTGCAGGGCCAGCAGATCGGGTACTACGATTCGACCGGGTTCGGTACTCCGAACGCCAACAGCGATGGCCCGACCGCGAACGCGGGAATGTTCGTTCCATCGTGGACGGTGGCGCCGCCGACGACCTTTCCGATGCCGAACTACTCGAACCTCGTATCGTTCACGGCTCCTTGGTCGCCAGGCTGCAATCGTGGAAAGTACGCGATTCACGGCGGCGACCTCATCATCGTTCCGCCTCCGAACGCCTCGGCGCAACTCGATACGCACGGGAATCCGATTCCGAACCTCGTGGTCGATATGTGCATCAGTGACGCCTACGTCGGCCCGTACACTTGGAATGCTGCGACGGTGCAACCTCGCTGCCTCACGAACGTCGGACAGCGTATTTGGTTTCCAAACAACTTTCTCAACCTGCTCGTCGCCGGGCTCGTCGACCGAATGCTGGCCGCCGACGACTCGGCCAACTCACGCACGCGAGATTGGGCGGCCGAGCAGTACCGCGACCAAACGAACAAGATGCTTTTTTGGGCCAAGAGCTATCGGTCTTACGACCGAATAAACCTGCAGACGAATCGATCGCGTTACACCGGATCGCGGTGGCGTCGCAATACTCAATACGGCGGAGGATACCCTTAGATGAAACGTCTTTTTACCGGCCTCATCGGGCTCGCGCTCTTAGTGACGCTGGTGAGCGTTCTCGGACCTTTTCGGCTCGTTGCTATCGGCGCTTCGCCGCTTCCAAGCGGGTGCTATACCGATTCGAGCGGCCTAGCTGTTTGCGGCCCGAATTACGCTGGACCCGGCGGAACTCCAGTGACGCCGAGCCCAATACCAAATGACACCGTCATGGGGAATATCAGCGGAGTTTCGGCGACCCCCGCGCCAGTCGGTGTAAGCGCATTATTCGATTCGATTTACGGTAGCACCCAAGGGGAAGTTCTCTATCGCGGAGCGTCGGCATGGCTTGCGCTTGCGCCCGGGACAGCTGGGCAGTTTCTCGAGAGCGGAGGCGCTGCCGCCAACCCATCTTGGGCCTCTGCTGGCGGCGGAGGTGGAATCGTACCTCAGCCAAGTCCAACGAGCAGCGCAAATGTTGGGTACGTGTGGCTCACAAAGGGGCTCGTTATCGGGCCGACACCGAGCGCCGCGGCGACCTATGTGCCGCAGGCGTTACAACTCTCTACGCTATCTGGCCAATGCAATAACGGAACCGTATTTTGGGGAACTCAGGGCTCCGACCTTGGCGTCCTGGGGGACGTATTCGCATTCGATTGCAATCCGGCTGGAAGCGAGGAATTTTGGGGCGACCATAGTGGCAATATGGTTGCGCGCAACTCGGTTCTCGAGGCGAACGATGCCGGCAGCGGAGGCTTTATCTTTTACCAGGCGTCAACGGAATTTGACAACTGCGCGTGGGTAGGGCAGGGAGGGCAAGGAATTAAAGTATCGCAGCCAAGCGGGTCTGACCAATGCCCCGTTTCCTTTGCGGCGTCGCAAAACAAAGGACAGGTTAGCTGTACACTTTCAGCCCTCACATGCACAGCTACCGCAACGGTTATTTCTGGAATGGTATGCATTGCGGCATACGACGGGACGGCCACGACCGTCACGGCGGCGCTTCTCTTGCCGCTGGAGGTCAACGTTTCCGGTACGACGATGAGCGTTAAAATGCAAGGCGCTGCGACCGCAAGCGGTACGGCAGCGGCGGACTACCATTGTCACTAACAATACTTGGCTATATGGTTATCGCAGTAGCCTTCCCGCGGTTTCCGGTAACGGTGTGGCGTGCGGGCATCCGCAAGCCTGAGAAACCGATCAATGTCGGATGAATCTGACGTTCCAGTTGCTGCGAAATACGATCGGAAATGGCATAGCCGCGTCGATCACACCCTCTTTGGATTCAAAAATGACGATAGCAATATATGGGTCGACGGTCTCCTTCAAAACCTCGCGGATATGCGGCGGCTCGAATCTATCTTTATTAAGATCGGCCTGCCGCTCATTGCAACCGGCGTCATCTCGGTGTTTCTAAACATGGTTCACAACTATAAACTCGTCAACACGTTCTCTGAGGCACTCGGTCACTTTGCGAAAGGATACCTCAAATGAAGATTAGCTTACCCGCGCTCCTTGCCAAAATAGCAGGCGGGGCGCTCATCGGACTCGGCCCACTCCTTAGCCTTTTTTTCCCAAAGCAGGCGACCATTTTCAACGCGGCCTTCGGCTCGACCGGCATCGTGGTTCTCGTCGCCGGGCTCATCGTTCAATCCCTGCAGCCCGTCAATAAGCTCACCGACGACGCAATCGCCGTAAATTCGCAAGGCGTCAAGACCGGAGACAACGTAACTACCACAACGCTGGCGCCAATCCAGGCGCCCGCGCGCCGTCTAATAGGAGGCTCCTAACCATGGCACCAGTTCCACAAACCCCCGAAGTTGCGACGACCGTCGCCACGCTCCAGAAAATCAGACCGACGATCTCGCCGATCTTGCAGAAGGTCCTCGATTTCCTCATTGGCATCCTAACCGGAGTCGGCGGAGACTTGAGCCTAAGCGGCAATTACAGCAAGTCCCAAACCGGCGACATTCTCGGGAACACCTACACGTTCACTGAGACGGTTGACGGCAGCGTCGACGTCAAGGCAGTTCCGAGCTAAAAAGGAGAACGCACATGGCAGCGCTGTTTAACTATAGTTGCAATAACATCGTCACGGCATCGCTGCCTGGCGCGTACGCAAGTATTTTCGGCTCGCCAACGGTTGGCTCGGGTGACGGCCCGCAGGGCATCAACACGATTCACTGCAACGGAAACACGGAAGGCGTGTACCTTCCTAACGTCGCTATCAACATCAATGGAAACGGGCTTATCCTGGGAGCCGGGTTTGACGTAACCGCCTTTGGAAGTGGCGGAACTGGCCTGTATTCGATCGGGTCTAATCTCGGATTAACCGCAGTTATTAGTTTGGTTCTAGGGGCGGACGGCTCGCTGCAAATAGTTTCGACCAGTGGTAGCGGAAACCCGACTGTCTTGGCCTCGTCGGCGTCGGGTACATTTACGTTTGGAAATCGGCATGAAGTCGAGTTTATTATTTCGGCGTTTTCTAGCAGCGGCACGGCGACGGTTAACCTAGACGGAGTTCCCGTCACTAACCTTATTACCGTCGCAGTTTCAAACCTAGCCTCACTGCAAGATGGAGCAACGATCCATTCGGTTCTTGCTGGCTGCACCAACCAGGAAGTATCTTCGGGGTTTGCCGCTGAGTCAACGCCGATCGTTATGGACTCGACGTACGCCTTTGATACGTCTGGATCATTCTGCAACGCTCCAGTCGGTCCGGCGATTTCCGTTCCAATGATTCCAAACGGAGTCGGTCAGGAATCATCATGGGCTCCGAACGGAGCCGCGCTCGGGTGGGAGTGTATTAGCGAGATTCCGCCCGACGGCGACACGACGTATATCAGCAGTGATACCCCTACGCAGGAAGAGGCGTGCGCGCTTTCTGCGCCAGTCGGCATCAGTGGAGTTTACTGCGTTTCGGTCATCGGCGATCAGCGCCAGGATACGTCGGGCGGCGGTCGCACGATCGAGCTCGGGCTCGGCAACGGCACGACTCGCTCTTATGGAGGCGCGTGGGGGCTCGGTACGACGTACAAGATGAACACGACTCCGTTTAGCGAGAATCCGTTTACGTCGTCGGCCTGGACGCTTGGCGCGATGACCGGGCTTCAAGTAGCGGCTTTGCTGGCTAGTTGATATGAGCGGCTTTGGCCGAATCACCCAAGAGACGATCGAGGTCCTTGGGCCGGACGAAGGCTTTGGCCGAATAACGCAGGAGACGGCCGAGGCGCTCGGGCCTTCGCCTTCAACCGCACGGATCACGCAGCTTTACGCCGAGGTGCTCTCGTCGGTCGAAGCGAGCGCGCGCGTTACGCAACTCTACGCGGAGCCCCTTGGGCCGCCGACTCCACCCGACGTCTCGGCACGCATAACGCAGCTTATCGCGGAAGCTCTCGGCCCTCCGACGACGTTTGCGCGCATCACGCAGTTGGTTATCGAAGCACTTGGCCCGGTCGCAGCGGTGCCGTGCCTCATACCGTACCCGCTCATCTTTGTAGGCAACGTAAGCGGAGCGTTCTACGAAATGAAGGATATGGGCGCCGAGACTGTTCCTATTTCGATTGCCGATTCGACGGTAGTCATTAACGATGCGAGCGTCGTAACGATTACGCAGTATCTCACTCAAGACGGCGGGTGGATAAACTGGAGTCCACAGGATGGAGCGCTACAGGTAGCGCTATCGAATGGCTTACCCGTGAGAACGCTTTGGGTCGTTACGAACCTCGCGCGTGCGATGCCGCCGCAGATCCAGGTCTATGCTTCTTCGCTCATCATGCCGCTATGGAAGCAGCTATGTTCTCCGGGGTAGCGGATATGCTGGCGGCGCTCAAATCGCAGCCGCAGAATGGGCCGCTCTACACGCAGACGTTCCCGTGGGTTCCGAACGTCGGGCCGCTCGTGATTTCGTTTGCGGGCAATCAGCCGATCGGGGCGGTCTATATTTCGAAGGTTGACGTTCCGATTGCGTTAAGCGCAGAACCGGTGCCGCCGCTCGGCAACCCGTTTTATACGGCTACGCCGCCCGACGGCGGGAACAACCCGCAGACGATTCCGCTTCCACCTGGAACGATACAGGTCACGCTTACGGCGACGAGCGCAGAGACGTACTATGTGGTCGCAACGTCGGGAATCGCCCGGCTTTTGATGGAAGGGAGTTCCTCGACATGACCGCACCGATTCAACCGACAAACTACGACATCCAAGTCTACGCGCTCGGGCAGGCGGGGCCGCTCGGCAGCGACGCATGGCTTCAGTGGGGCGGCCCTGGCAATCCCACCTTCGGCGCGCTCACCGTATCGTTCGTCTCGGGGCTAGCGGTTAAGAGCTTATGGTTCCCTGACCCGCAAGGCCCGATGAGCTTCTACGCGGGCGACAGCGCTACGGGAACGCCGTTCTATGTGACCGACGGCTCCGTGGGCGAGCTCGTCTCGATTCCGAACGACGCGCCGGTGGTCACGATCACCGGGCCGGCGACGGCCTTCTATTTCTACGCTTCGACGATTCCGTACACGCCGTTCCGGACGGCTACGCCGCCGACGGTGGACGTTACCGTTACCGCGCCGATCACCAACTCGGGAACCGGCACCGCGCCGATCCTCGGGCTTGCTACTCCGCTCGCCGTTATGTATGGCGGTAGCGGCTCCGTCGATCCGTCGCTCCTCTCTGGCACAAACGTTGTAATAACTGGCTCGTGGCCCAACCAAACGATCTCGGTCATCCAGGGCGCCGGCGGCGTGCAGAGCGTTGGAGTCGATGCGCCGATTATTCTGAGCGGCACGGCTTCGAATCCGATCATCGGATTGGAGACGCCTTTGCCGCAAAACTACGGCGGTACGGGGATCGCCAATCCGTGGGCCAAGGGCGGCACGGGAATCGACGTCAACGGCAGCAGCGGTATTAACGATTCTTCGTTCCAGTGGATCATCAGTAACACGGGAGTCCTGGGTATCAACCCGGCTGCGCTCGGTTTGCTGGCTGGCAACATTCTACTGGATTCTGACGGCGGCACGATCGCGATCACGAACCCGACCGGAAACAAGATTAACCTCGAGACGTCGGCGGCGGTGTCATCGCTTCCAGTCTACGCGCCCGGAGGCTCACAGTTAAACAACCCGCATATCGTTGCGAGTAAAGCTGCCGCCTATACGGTGACT